AACAGCGCGCCGCACCGCCTGCCCGGTCGCCACATCCGCCGGTGGCGCATCGGCGTAGCTGTGCGCAGGCAAGCCGGTGCCCGCCATCAGGTATTCTTCGCTGTTGTCATAATATTCGCCGGTCTGCGTATCGGCGTGGTAGACCGTCAGCCAGCCAGTGTTGGACGCCAGTCCATTTTCGCCTAATACAGCGATGTCATTGGTTTGCATTATGCGGCCCTCACGATGTAGTTAAAGGCGACGTTGCGGGGGCGCGTCTCCGCCGCGCTGCGAAAGACAGCACGTGATACGGAGGCTTCCGTACCGCCAAAGCCCTCACCGGCCTGAAACCCGTCCATTGCATCCGTTGCCGGGTAAGCAGCAGATCGCAGGGTACTGACAAAAAATGCCAGCACAGATTTACTGTTTGTCGCCTGAAAGACTCCTATTGCATCCGACTGCCCCGACAGCAGTGTGCGCCCCGCATCCACCCCGCGCCCGTCATCCCAGCCGCGAATAAATTCGCCGCGTAGATCCGGCAAGGTGCCGGAGGGGTACACCTGCGCCAGTTTTGGGTAGAGCGCTTTATCAAAGGCCTGGCCGTTACATTTCAGCCAGCCGGCAGGCGCGCTAGCCTGCGGCCACGGCAGCGGGATACCCGCGATGTCTGCAATATCCAGTTTTTTGGCAAGATTTGCGGCTGTCGTCGCCGATACGCTGGCAGAGACCGTATTGGCCGCCGCGGTGACAAAGGCCGTGGTCGCCAGTTGGCTGTTATTGGTTCCCGCCGCTGCCGTTGGTGCCGTCGGTACACCTGTTAATGCCGGGTTTGCCAGCGGCGCATATTGCGGGTGGGGGTTGCTGGCCGCCTGATGTTTTGCCATCAACTCCTCGGTGTAAGCTTTCACTTCCAGCGCTTTATCATCCACCGACTTGCGCGTGGCCAGCACCACCGCCGGGTCAATTTTCAGCGTCACCGCACTGGTGTTACTCACGACCAGAATCATACGCACCGTCTGCACCCGGCCAGAGCCTTCTTGCAACTGCGGCTTGTAGGTTTCCGGGCAGTTGGCGATGGCAATTAAATCCCCATCGGCATCAAATAGGCCGATTTCCCGCAGCCAAAATCCCCCCTCGTTTTCAGGGATCACCTGCTCAGCAATAATCTGGTTCGGGTTTGCCGGGTCGGCACGCAGTGCATTAAGCAGTGCACGGCGTTTTTCATTGATCAACGCTTTTTGCGCCGGGTCGGGCATCGTGGGGTTGCCACCGCCATCACCCACTGCCATATGCGTAATATTCAGCATTTTTCCGAGGGCGGTGGCATTCGCCAGTTTTGCCGCGCCCACCTGCGTGAGCACTGTCATGTATTTCACTGCCATGCTTTCTCTCCCTGCTTTCTCTCATCTCGTGGCATCGCGACTGACCCGGTACACACCGCTCCGTCGCAAGCCCTCTCTGTTCGTTGTTACGTCTCACAACATTATGCAAACAGGCAGGCGGGAAATCGTCCGGTGGACGTTGTGGGGGCGATGGCACAACAATACGATGCAAAAAAACCCGCCAGCAGGCGGGTAGAACGGGGACGATTACCACTGACTCGACTACATATTCGGTGTCTCGGGCCAGCTAACACTCGGCGCAGTCGTGGTGTCTACGGCTTTCACGGCTTTAATGTATTTCATCCATTCAACCAGTTTCGCTTTATCCTCATCATCAATAATCCCCAGTGCAAGCTCTGTTCGCCAGTCGGCCGTCAGGGTATTGGCCGTTGCAAGAAGCTGCTGGCGTCTTAGCTCGGCTTCTTTGATCAGTTGCACAGGTGATGGTGCAGGCTCATTAACCCAGGCTAGCGCCCCCGCCACATACCCCAGCACCTTGCCTGCTGGTTGATTAACCGGGTTGAACCGCACGGCATCATCATCGCTGATGTCTATTCCATCAGCAGGCCATGTGCCAGCACGTTGATAGTCGGCGTAAAGCTGTGCGGGATAAATCACATTCTGCGAGGGTGAATAAACGCTTTTCATATTTTTCATATCAGTAACCTATCGCCAAATAACCTACGGTTTGCCCCGTCATACCGTTACCTGTGGTGGCATCGACGAAATTGATATTCGCCGCCGACCTGTCAAAGGTGTTCGGTGTGGCCACCCATCTGAGACCTAACGTACCGTACATCACCCCGATTAGCACAAGGGTGGCATTAGGGAACGGCACGGGATAGCTTTTCGTAAATCCGCCAACATTATTCAAAACACCGGAATCAAACTGCACAAGGTGGCCTGATGGCAAGCGAAACGCCCCTAGCGTGCCAGACTGCCCAACCAAAAAATGGCTCATGTCGGGGATTTGGTCGGGCATACCGCCAACATTACGCTGCGCCGCCGACCCCAGGCCCAGATAATTGAGCAGTGCCGCAACGGATTTTCCTGACAGAGCCGTCAGCGTGTTATCCAGCGGCTGCTTGTTCGCCAGAGCATTGGTCATGGTGGTAGCAAAGTTTGGGTTGTTACCTAATGCGGCAGCCAGTTCATTGAGCGTATTCAGTGCCTCCGGGGAAGAGGCTACCAGTGCCTCAATTGCGCCTTTAACAAAGGCCGTGGTCGCCAGTTGGCTGTTACTGGTGCCCACTACCGCCGTTGGTGCCGTCGGCACGCCACTCAACGCTGGGCTTACCAGCGGCGCATATTGCTTGTGCGGGTTTGCCGCTGCAACGTGATCGGACAGCAAGGTATCGGCATAGCGTCTTGTGGCAAGCGCCACCGTCGGGTCAAAATTGAGCGTTATCGCATCGGTACGGCTGACGATGAGGATCATGCGCACCGTCTGCACGCGCCCTGAGCCCTCTTTGAGCTCTGGCTTATAGGTTTCCGGGCAATTGGCAACCGCAATTAAATTGCCATCGATATCGTACAACCCCATTTCACGCAGCCAAAAACCGCCCTCATTTTCTGGAATAACCTGCTCGGCGATTATCTGGTTGGTGTTATTCGGGTCAATGCTGAGTGAATTAATTGACGCACGCCGTTTCTCATTCACCAATTTTGTTTGCATCGGATTCGGTATTTGCAGCGAGCCGCCACCATCACCGACCCCCATTTGGGCAATTTCCAGCGGTTGTCCCTTCGATATCGCCTCGGCTAACCGGGCTTCTCCAATGCGGGTCAACAACGTGAAGTATTTGGTTCCCATTGTGTCTCTCATCTACGTTGATTAATCGGAAAATCAGCCAGCCGTGGAGCACCTGCGATAAAGACAAATGGCAGAGGCGTGCCAGGCTTTCTCACAACCATTATGGTGATGCACCCAGGCGATTACCTTTAACAGGCGTTCTGGCTACGATGGCACAACAATACGATGCAAAAAAACCCGCCAGCAGGCGGGAAAGAGGAGCGCTATTGATGGTCGATAAAATAGAAAGGATGATTAGCCCGACGCTTTTTCTCTCAAGATGAAAGCAGGAGCGGGAGGGGTATTTTAGCACCCAGCATATGCGCGTGGCTGCATCACGCAGCCCTCACGATGTAGTTAAAAGCGACGTTGCGTGGCTTAACTCTATATAAATTAGAACCAAGAAATGCAGCAGATGTTGTCACCGCATATCGTGTGTATGTCGCATGAATTTCTGCAATATCTTGTTCCACTACACCGCTTGCCAGAGATCCATGCCCGTCATTTCCGACGTATCCCGATATTTTTGTTGATTCCTGCCAACTACCTATGGTTCTACCCGCATCCACCCCACGCCCATCATCCCAGCCGCGAATAAATTCGCCGCGCAAATCCGGCAATGAGCCTGAAGGGTAAATTTGCGCCAGTTTAGGGTAGAGCGCTTTGTCAAACGCCTGGCCGTTACATTTCAGCCAGCCAGCGGGGGCGTTTGCCTGCGGCCACGGCAGCGGAATGCCCGCCATTTCATTGATGGATATCGCCCCCACATCTGCTGCATTTAAGATGATATCGGCAGACAAGGCTTTGCCATTGACCTGGCGCAGCGAAGGAACGCGCCCGTTTGCATTGTCGTTTGCCGCTTTTACCGCTTTCGGGGTGGCGGCCAGCGTTTCGCTATCACTATCAATGGCGTTACTCAATTGTGCCAAACCCGCCGCCGTCAGCGTGGCATTCGGGTGTTTGCGACTCTTTTCATGATTTGCCAGCGCATTATCGACATAGCTACGGGTAGCAAATACCACGGTCGCATCAATTGACAGCGACACGGCACTTGTTTGACTGACCGCCAGCGTGACTCGTACCGTCTGTACGCGGCCCGAGCCTTCCTGTAACTGCGGCTTGTAGGTTTCCGGGCAGTTGGCGACGGCGATTAAATCCCCATCCGCATCGTATAAGCCTATCTCCCGCAGCCAAAAACCCCCTTCATTTTCCGGGATCACCTGCTCGGCAATAATCTGCCTGGGGTTGGTTGGGTCAATACTCAGTGTATTGAGCGGCGCGCGCCGTTTTTCATTAATCAGCATGGTTTGGTTAAGAGTCGGGGCGGGCAACACGCCACCACCGTCTCCCACCCCCATCTGGGTAATCGCCAGTTGCCTGCCCTGAGCGATGGCCTTCGCCAGTTTATTTTCCCCTACCTGCGTCAGCAGCGTTGTATATTTTGCGCTCAT